GCTACGCCGTGACAATCCAAACGTATCATTCCCACGCAATATCCCACTGGAGATCATGCGTCGTTATGGTATGCGCCCTGTCACAACAGAAGCAATGCCAGACTATGACCCGCTGACACAAAAGGTCGTAACAGCTACAACACCAACACGCAATGTTGTGCGCCTGATGACAGAAGCAGATGCGACTGATCCTATCACAAATGAGGTCAACACTGATCTAGTGGGTACGCCTATCTATGGCAATGACTGGGTGCTGACACGCACTGTGGTTGATCTAACAGCGGATGAAATTACAGCTAACGATGCAACTACTGCGGAAGCTAATCGCAAGAAGCGGAATGAGTTGTTGGCTGAGACAGACTACTTTGCGTTGACCGATGTAACGATGGATGCAGCCATGACTAGCTATCGTCAAGCACTTCGTGATATAACTACACATAGTAATTGGCCTAATCTTGCTGATGGGGATTGGCCTGTAAAACCGTAAGGGTATAGCCATGCCACTCATCCCACTGCAAATTCCACGGGGTCAGTATCGCAACGGTACTGACTATATGGCGCAAGGCCGCTGGCGTGACATCAACCTAGTGCGCTGGCACGATGACGTATTGCGTCCAGTAGGCGGCTGGCGGCAGCGTCAAGAAGTTGATATTGGTGGACTAGCGCGTTCAATCATCGCTTGGGAGGACAACTCAAGCAATCGCCACATTGCCGCTGGCACAGACGAATACCTATATGCAATCAATGCTGGCGGGGATGTAACCGACATTACTCCAGCCGCATTTACGCAAGGCTTGATTGACGCTGGCATCAATACAGGTTTCGGTGGCAGTTTTTACGGAAAAGAAGAATACGGGCTACCTCGCGCTGACGCTGGGCAAATCATCCCAGCTACAGTCTGGTCATTAGACAACTGGGGAGAGTATTTGCTTGCCATGTCGCCAGACGATGGGAAGTTGTACGAGTGGGACTTGAACACTTCCAATAATGCGGTGCAAGTAAGCAACGCGCCAACGGATTGTTCGGGCTTCATGGTTACAGAAGAACGCTTTGTTGCGTGTTTTGGCGCAGGCGGTGTTAGTCGCAAAGTCCAATGGAGTGACCAAGAGGACAACACAACTTGGACGCCAGCAGCAACAAACCAAGCTGGTGATATTGAGCTACAGACAAACGGCGTTATTCTTGCGGGGATCAGGACGCGAGGTCAGTCGCTTATTCTTACGACTGAAGATGCGCATACAATGACATACCAAGGCCCACCCTTTGTGTACGGTTTTGAGCGCGTGGGTACGTCTTGCGGATTGGTGGGGGCAAAAGCAGTCGCATCAGTTGATGCGGGTGTTTTCTGGATGGGCCGCCGTAGCTTCTACGCTTACTCAGGTGGTCGCGTTACGGAAATCCCATGCGAGGTCGGAGATTATGTTTTCTCTGATATGAACAAAGACCAAATTAGCAAGGTAAGCTCTGTTGTAAACTCTGCATGGAACGAAATCTGGTGGTTCTATCCTAGCGCAAACAGCTTAGAATGTGACCGCTACGTTGCGTATGATTACGCAGAAAACATCTGGATGACAGGCGCGATGGATCGCACTGCGGGTGTTGACCGTGGCGTATTCCGCTATCCCATGTTTATCGCCAGTGACGGGACACTGTACGAGCATGAGATTGGCTATAACTACGATAGCTCTACACCATTTGCCGAAACAGGCCCGATTGCCATTGGCGCGGGTGATAACATAATGAATGTTGTTGAGCTTATTCCTGATGAAAAAACGCAGGGTGACGTAAACGCTAAGTTTAAAACCCGCTACTACCCCAATGCTGAAGAACGCGAGTACGGGCCGTTTACTATGAGCAACCCCACGTCTGTACGCTTCCAAGGCCGTCAGGTGCGTATGCGCGTTGAGGGCGCTGAGGATGCGGATTGGCGTGTGGGCATTATGCGGGTAGACGCGCGGCAAGGTGGGCGTAGATGAGAATTGTCCCACCATTTACAGAGGATGCACGGGCTTGGGCAGAGAATATCCGTAAGTTTCTTGGTAAAGCTCTCAATCAGCTAGACGCCAAGGATCAATATAGCTCTGCCTCTGAGGATGGCGTTATTCTGTGGGATCGTGAAAACAAGTATCCAGTTGTGTCCAAGGATGGCGAGTGGCGGCAAGTTGTTCTGGAAGATGGACATTACGATGGCACTATCAGCACAGATCAAACGGCGGCATCAATAAATACTGCATATGCGCTGACGTTTACTGAAGATTTGGCTAAAGGAATAACGAACGGCACGCCAGCTTCGCGTTTGGTCGTTGACGAGGCTGGGCAATATTCTGTGACCTATTCAATGCAAATGGCCTCAACATCTGCCTCAACTGTTAGGATGTGGTTTTGGGTTAGAATTAATGGCACAGATGTTCCCAAATCTGCAATGGAAAACACGTTGCACCAAAATGGATCAACTCTTGTCGTTACAAAGTCAGCGATACTGCAACTTTCCGCAGGAGATTACATAGAGGTCATGTGGGCAACTAACAGCACAAGCGGCTATTTGGAAGCAGTGACCGCAACTGCATTTGCGCCCGCTACGCCGTCAGCAACTATATCTATGGTGAGGCTTCATGGATGAACGCGCATAGCCCTATAAATGAACTGGAAAGATGTCGCCCTTGGATCAAGAAAGCACTAAAGCGTTCTGGCAATCTAAACACTTGGGCAGAGGTGTGCGAGGGCATACGTTCTGGCAAAATGCAGTTATGGCCTGCAGAGCGAGGATGCATTGTAACGGAAATCGTGGTATATCACGATAGAAACGCGCTGCATGTCTTTCTTGCTGGCGGTGAATTGGATGAAATTTTACAAATGACTGAAAGTGTGAAAGAATGGGCAAAATTGCAGGGCTGTTCATTTGCCACATTTGATGGTCGTTTTGGATGGCAAAAACCTTTGGAGAAGATTGGCTGGAAGCCTCACTCTATAACAATGCACTTGGAGTTTTAATATGGGCAGCAGAAGCACCACAGAAAACAAGATACCAGCGTATATGGAAGAAGCTGGTAAGCTAGCTGTTGAGGAAGCCAAGAAGATCAAAGAGATGGGCTATCTGCCCTACTTTGGCCCAGAGGTTGCTGCAATCAATCCATACGAGCAAGCTATGGCGCAAAATGTAGGTGGCATGGCTTCTGCGTTCGGCATGGCAGCGCCTGCCGCACTAGACATGTCTGGCGTAGACACAGCAACGTCTGGCGGTTTAACTGGTTATACAACTGCACCAGCTTACTTTTCAGCGCTTGAGCGCCTACGCGAAACTCGCCCAGATCAGTATGAGTTCTTTGCGGGTCTAGGTCGGTTTGACCCGATCACTGGTGTGGCAAACCCTAATTATAACCCAAATCCCACAACCACCGAACCTGTTCAGGCAGTAGTTGGCACTGGCAGCGACTCAGAGGGGTTCCCGGGCTCTGGTTATGCAAGTGTAGATGACAGCTTCTACGATCCAAATGAGTTTGATCCGCTTGGGCCAACTAACATAGGTTACTCTATAGACATAGGCGATACGTCTATACCCATTGGCCCACAACACGGGGACGGAGAAGGTGGGGGAGGCGGCAAGTCTATCGTTTGCACAGAAATGTATCGTCAAACAAAGTTAGATGATTGGTCGGATGCAATGAAAACTTGGTATGTCTACCAGAAAAAGCATCTAACCCCATACCATGAGATCGGTTATCACGCAGTGTTTAAGCCATTTGTTTTGGGAATGAAGAAAAGCAAGTTGATTACAAAAATTGGCGCTTATGCAGCCAAGAAGCGAACAAAGCACTTGAGGTACGTCTTAACTAAAGGCAAGTCAAAAAGTAGCTTTGTTGGCAAAGTTATCTGCAGCATTCTAGAGCCGCAAATGTACCTTGCGGGTCGTGTGGTATCCGCGATTAAAGGAGGCTCATAATGGGCAAATCAGGATCACAGCCAACAACAAACCCCATGCAGGGGTTTCCCGCACCACCCGCAGGCATGGGCTACGACGACACAGGCACACTACAGCCGCTAGGTCAAATCCGCAGATTTGGGCAGTCGCGACCAGCAGCCCCCTTCCCGCAGCCAGCGCCGCAACCAACTGGGCCTAACATCTTCCAGCAATCTTCTGGTGCGCTAGGTCAGGCTCAGCAAACTCTTACTGATTTATCTCAGTTCCAGCCGCAGCCAATGCAGGCAGCAACGGCTGGCCCGACAGCGATCTACAAGGGCGCGACTGTTGAGCGCACAACTCCTTTCGCGGGAGCAACTGTAGGCCCAGCAGCGACTATGACACCAGCGCAGCTTGCAGAGGCTGAGAGAATGCAGGGTGTCGGCGCAGTTCAGGCGGCTCAAGCGCCAGACCAGATTGCGGTCAATCAGCTTGCGACAACTGACATCGGTCAATACATGTCACCCTATCAGCAGCAGGTCATTGAGGCTGGTCAGGCTGACATTGAGCGCCAACGTCAGATGGCTTCAGAAAACCTTGCTGCACAAGCCCAGCGCGCAGGCGCATTTGGTGGCTCACGCCAAGCCGTGCAAGAGGGCATTTTGGCGGGCGAGGCGCTGCGTCAAGCGGGTCAGCTATCTGCACAACAGCGTCAGCGTGGGTTTGAAACAGCCCTACAGTCAGGCCAGTTTGACATCGGTCAGATGCAGGCCGCGCGTACACTTGCATCGCAGCAAGGCTTCCAAGCTGAACAACTTGGGCAACAAGCACGTGAAGCGGCGGCTGCGCGTGAGCAAGCAGCGCGTGCAGGCAATATGGCAGCGGCTAATCAGTTTGCTATTCAACAAGCCAACCTTGAGCAGCAAGCAAGTCAAGCAAATATGCAGGCTGAAAACGCAATGCGTCAGATGCAAGCTCAATTCGCTCAGCAAGCAGGTCTTGCAGGCGCTGCTCAGGATGCGGCACGCGCAGGTCAGCAGGCTGGCTTAACGCAAGCTGCTGGGCTATCGAGCATGGGTGCATTAAATACTGCGGCTCAACAGCAAGCAGCGCGGGAGCAAGCAGCGCGTCAAGCTACGTTTGGCGGTCAATTCCAAGGTGCGGGTATTCGCCAAGGTGCAGCGGGTGGCCTTGCAGGGCTTGGCGGGCAAATGTTTGGGATGGGTCAGCAGGTTCAGCAGCAGATAGGTCAACAGGCAGCATTCCAGCGCAGCTTGCAGCAACGCTTACTGGACTTGCAAAAGCAGCAATTCGGTCAAGCAACTGGTGCGCCTCTGTCTGGCTTGGGTGCAATGTCTCAGATTATGGCGCAAACGCCTTACAGCACAACACAGACAACTAGCCAACCGTTTAACCCTGCATCTCTACTAATGTTGTTGTGATTTGATATGGATTATCGCCAGCTTGCATACCAAACAGCGCAGAAATACGGGATAGACCCAGATTTATTCGTGCGCCAAATACAAGCAGAAAGCGCGTTTCGCCCTGATGCAGTTAGCTCTGCTGGGGCGATTGGCCTTGGTCAGCTTATGCCTGCCACAGCGAAAGAGCTTGGCGTTGATCCAACCGATCCCGTGCAAAACTTAGAAGGTGCGGCGCGTTACATGAAGCAGCAGCTAGATCGCTTTGGTGATCCAGCCTTAGCCTTAGCGGCATACAACGCAGGCCCAAGTCGTGTTGCAAAGGCAAACGGCGTTCCAAACATTACAGAAACACAAAACTATGTCGCCAAGATACTTGGTGGAAAAGGTGGTGCAGCAATGGCTCAAGAACCTCAAAAACCTCAAGGTTTACTAGGTGGCCTGCTAGGTGGGCAGGGCATAGGTGGCGCTCTGGGAATGAGAGATGACTTCCGCGATAAACTTGCTATGGCAATCATGGCGGGATCAGGTGATCCTCGTCTAACACCTCTTATCGAACAGCGTGCGGCGAGTATGAAGGAGCGCAAGGAAGAGCGCAAACTCCAGAAGGGTATCAATAAAACAATAGATTATTTTCAAAAAAAGGCAGATGCGGGTGATGATCTAGCTGCGACTATGGTGGGGGCGCTGAACACGCAGCAGATAGACCCAGCAAGTGCAATATCTACCTATATCTCCGAAAGCACACGCGCTGTAAAGGACACTCGCACTGCTGCAGAGAAAGAGTATGATCGCGCTGCAGCAGAGGGCTATCAGGGTTCATTTATGGACTTCTTACAGGCCAAGAAAAAAGAATTTAACATCGGCATAAACACTGAAGGCGCTGATGACTTCACAAGAGCTCTCATGAAGGGTATGGCAACAAGATATGAGACATATCAGTCTGAGGCAGATGCCGCAGAAAAGGCTATGGCTAACCTTAACCTAATGGGCAACCTTGTAGGTCAGGATAACTTCTACTCAGGTCCATTTGGGAACCAAGTCACTGCAGTTCGCAGGGTTGCAACATTGTTTGGCGCTGACCCAGAGCAGGTTGCGGATGCAGAAACATTTAACAAAATTGCGAAGGATAGCGCGCTGCAGGTCATGGGCGGTTCTCTTGGTGTTGGCTTCTCTAACGCTGACCGTGACTTTGTTGAGGCTATGGTTCCAAACATTGAGAACACAAAAGCTGGCAACCTCAAAATTATTGAGGTTCAGACTAAGATACAAAATCGCAAGATTGAGCTTGCTAGAATGGCTGAGCAGTATGCTGCAGAAAATGGAACGCTTAAAGGATTTAGAGCATTCATAACAGAATGGCGTCAGCAAAACCCATTGTTCTCTGCGGCAGAGAAGGCAGCGCTTGATCCAGCAGCAACATCCAAAACTGTGGGTAGTTCTGAGCTATTAAATCAGGCAGACGCTATTATAGGACTTCAGTGATGGCTACAAACCAAGAGCGCGCAGAGAAATACGCTGAGTGGCTAATATCCAACAAGGACAAGCAGGGTTCTGCGGAGTGGGAAACCGTTTCAAGTGCATATCGTGAGCTTAGAACGGCGATGCGTTCAGGCGAACAAGCAGAGCAGAAAGAAGAGCGTGGTGTCATATCTATGCTGCGCGAAAACATCTTTGGTGAAGGTGAGGTCGATACATTTGGAGAGCGTGTCGGCGAAGCTATACAGGCGGCAGGCGCAGGTGCATTGCGTGGAGTTCGTGGCGCTTTGGAATTACCTGAGATGATAGGAAGTCTGGGGCGCGCTGGATACCAATACGCATCTGGTCAGGAAGTTGAGCCATTGCCAGAGGAAACTGTGGCTGGTCGCACATTTACCAAAGCATATGAGGGCTTAGCATCAGCAGTTGGCGCTGACCCTAGTGAGTTGGAGTTCCGTGGAGAAACTGGCACAGGAAAGTTTGCGGGAAAAGTTGGTGAATTTTTACCATTTGCTGGTCGCCGCGTTGCTCAATATGCGGCAGCGCCAGTTGTTGCTGGAATGGCAGGTGAGAAAGGCGCAGAGTTCCTTGGGTTTGGCGAAACAGGTCAAACTGTAGGTGAAATTGCTGGTATGCTTGCGGGTCCAGCAGCATACGGTGGGGCAGTTCGCGCGGCAGGTCGCGCTATCAGTCCGTATGGTGGTGCAGATGAGGCACGTTTAGCTGCAGCGAGGACGCTTGAAGAAAAGGGTGTGACGACAACTGCAGGCCAAAAGGTTGGTTCAGAGGCACTGCGCAGGAAAGAGGCCATGACAGCCAAGGGTGAGGTTGTCAGAGAAAAGCAGCTTGAGGAGTTTACTGCTGCAGCAATGAAGGAAATCGGCTCGACTGCGCCCCGCGCGACAGCCGATGCGCTGCAAGAAGCTCAGGCTAGAATTGGTGGTAAAATAAACGAAGCCACATCAAACGTAAAAATCAGACCCACTGGCGATGACTTGCTGCCCGCAAGAAACGCTATGAACTTCTTTAATAAGGCAAAGCCTGCTGGAGATGAGGCTAAGGACGCTGCCAGTATATTTAAGGACGTAAATAAGACGCTTATAAATGCATCTGCAAAGGGCAAATTCATTGATGGCGCTCAGTATAGAGCAATTCGTCAAAAGCTAAGCAAGGCAACGATAAGCAGTGATGAGGCCACGCGCGAGACAGCAAAGAAAATGCTTGGTGTTTTTGATAATATGATGGACCGTCACCTAACTTCTTTTGGGCGTGCGGATGACATACAGAAGCTAAAAAACGCTAGAGCGCAATATAGAGACTTCCTTGCAGTAGAGCGTTCTGTGGCGAAGGGCGGCGAGGCAGCGGCGGCAGGCTTAATTACGCCAGCAGCCTTGGGTTCTGCGCTGCGCTCACAGGGCAAGCGCGCATATGTTCAGGAGCGTCGTGGTGACATTGGCGAGTTAGCGCGTGCAGGAGAGCAAGTTGCAGTATTCCCAAGAACATCTGGGACTGCGGAAAATCTAAATCAAATCGTCGGCGGTCTGCGAAGTGCGCTAATATCAGGATCAGCAGGCGCGGCTATGGCAAGTTTAGCTGGTTTGCCGCCTTGGGTAGGTGCAACAGTGGCATCCGTTGGGCCTGCAACTTTCAATAGATTAATTATGACCAAGAAAGGTCAGCAGTATCTAGCGAACCAAATGGTTAAAAATAGCGAGGGTACTATCGCACCAGAGTATGCGCGTGGTATAGTTGCAACACTAGCGGCGCAAATGCAAACTGAACCACAAGGACAATAACATGCAGCCACAAGCAAAAGACAGACGCGAGATTGAAGGTATCGTTCAAGACGCTATGGCGCAGGCTGTAGACTTTGTTGAGAGCGAAATCACAGATGAGCGCATCAAGGCTCAGCGCTACTTTGACGGTCAAGTTGACATAGGTTACGAAGATGGGCGCAGCAGAGTTGTAGCGACAAAAGTGCGTGATACCATTCGCTCAGTCAAGCCAAGCATTATGCGCGTATTTATGTCTACGTCCAAGCCTGTTGAGTTCCTGCCAAAAGGCCCAGAGGACGTTGCTGCAGCAGAGCAAGCTACGCAGTACATTCACTATGCATTCACCAAGAATGATGGGTATCGCGTGCTAAACGATGCGATCCACGATGCGCTGATTAAGAAAACAGGTATTGTCAAAGCGTACTATGAAAACAGCTACAAAGCTGAGATATTCACGTATGACAACCTGACAGACGAAGAATACACCCTGTTGGCCTCAGACGATGATGTGGAAATCCTTGAGCACGGCATGGAAATGTCTATGAGCATGGATGAGTTTGGCATGGAAGTAGCCTCGCCAATCCATTCGCTGAAGATCAGCAGACAAATACCCAACGGTCAGCTACGCCTAGAAAGCGTCCCACCTGAAGAGTTCTTCATTAACTCACAAGCACGCAATATAGATGATGCGTATATCGTAGCGCACCGCACAGAGATGCGCGTGGGTGAGCTTGTAGAGATGGGGTATGACTTTGAGGAAGTATACAAGCTAGATGGCTTGTACGGCGCATCAGACATCTCTGAGGCTGAAACTATAGAGCGTCAGGGCTACTCACAAGATGACTACGAGGATCAGGAAGGCGATCCTGCAATGCGCTCTGTGGCAGTCACAGAAGCCTACATGAAGATTGACGTAGATGGCACAGGTGTGCCCGTTTTGCACCGCTTTATCTGCGGCGGCACAAGCTACAAGCTGCTAGACATGGAGCCTTGGGATGAGGTGCCATTTGCAGTGTTTGAGGTCGATCCAGAGCCACACACATTCTACGGACGTTCTCTTGCGGA